GAAGCTTAAAATTGAGGAACTTAATCGCATTTATCAGGAAGCTGAGTCAGTAGATAAAGATGCGTTCTCTGAATTTCGTTCGAACATACTTCTCGTTTCAGGCGACCATTACAAAACAAAAAAGACTGGCTACTCCAACCGTGTACGCTCCACGAAATCATCACTTGAATACCAACGACTACGACTTACCAAAAACCATACGCACCGTGTACACAGAGCGTATGTTAATAATATTTTAGATCACTGCCCAGGCACAACTGTTATGCCTGACAACGATAGTGAACTCCAAGATCAAAAAGCAGCCGAGCTTAATCTTTCTGTATGGAGAGCTGAAAAAGAGAAAAGTGACATCGACGAAAAAGTACGTCAGTGGGTGCATAGCTTTGTCGGAATTGGCGAAGTATGTGTAAAACTTTTTTGGGACCCGAACAAGGGTAGACACATTGGTTACGCACCGCTCGAGGAGGATGGTTATCCTGTTATCGATGAGATGGGTCAGCCAGTGCCGGATGAGGAAACCCCTATTTTTTCAGGGGCATTTGTATGGGAGGAAGTTTACGGTTTTAATCTTTTGAGAAAAGTTGCAACGGGCAGCATACGCGATAGCGAGTGTTGGATCGTTAGAAAGATGACCGACAAAAAAGAACTTTTAAAAAAATACGAAGACGACGAAGACAAAAAGCGTTTCATAAGAGATGCAAGTAAAGAGGCTTTTGTCATCTTCGATAAAGACTCTGCGGGTTATCGAAAAACTAAACATGAAGTTTTGATTCGCGAGTTTTATTACAAGCCGTGTTACGAATATCCTCGCGGATATTTTTACATCACGACACAAGAAGGCATTTTAGAGGAAGGTGAGCTTCCTTTTGGAGTATGGCCACTTCGCTGGCAGGGGATGGACGAGCGTCCAACGGCGGGTCGTGCGTCTTCGATTCACAGGGTTGTCCGTCCGTATCAGGCGGAGATCAACCGGGCTGGGTCGCAGCAAGCGCAAACGCAGATCACGATTGGTGACGATAAGGTACTTTATCAGGCTGGTAGTAAGCTTCAGCAGGGCTCGCTTCTTCCTGGTGTTCGCGGGATCGCATACCAGGGGCAGCAACCGACGATACTACCTGGTCGTGACGGCTCGCAGTACAGCCCGTACATCGCCGAGCAGATCGCCGAGCTCGAGCGAGCTGTGATGATCCAAGAGGATGGCGCAGAGAAAAACGGTTTTCAGACAACCGACAATTACGCGCTTTTGTTTAAGAGCTTAAAGCACAAAAAGCGTTTTGCAGAGTACGGTGAGAAGTTTCAGAAGTTTTTAAAAGAGCTCACGTATCTTTATCTTGAGCTTGCTCGAAGGTACCTACCAGACGATGAGGTTATTTACAGCGTTGGTAGAAAAGAACAGATCAACATCGCCGAGTTTCGTGAAACATCTCCGCTTCACTACAAGATCGATATCGAAGAGCAGGATGAAACGATTGAAAGCAAATTCGGGAAACAGCTTTCATTAAATCATTTTCTGCAATACGCGGGGGCTAGTCTCGACAAGAACACTCTAGGCAAAGTCATTAAAAATATGCCATTCGCCAATATGGAAGATACGTTTTCCGAGCTTACGATTAACGAGGACAACGTTAGAAATGACATGCTTGCCATAGAGCGAGGCGAACAGGTGGACATCGACCCTGAAGCGGACGCAGCGTTTTACATCGAGCGCTTTTCGCATAGAATAAAACAACCTGATTTCAAGTTTTTGCCTGAGGAAGTACAGATGATGTTCCGTCAGGTTAAAGCTCAGTACCAACAGTTATTCGCGCAGCAGATGGCCGCAGAACAGGCAGCCAAGGACGGGTTTATACCTGTTTCTGGAGCCATGATTGCTACAGATATGTATGTACCGAATCCCAAAGGTCCGGACAAGCCAGCGAAGAGGGTTCGTATTCCTTATCAAGCCTTGGACTGGCTTGTTAAGCGCTTAGAGTCACAGGGAGCAACTCTCGATAAGCTTGAGGACATGAACAAGGGGGCGGTTTCAGAGCTTGCCACCATGCTTTTAGGTCAGGCACAGACGGGCATGGCGGCTAATCCCGAACAAAGTGCCTTTCAAAATGCGCCGGAAAGCGCAGTAGGAGTATCTTAATGATTTTAGGCGATCAGACCACTACGGAAAATGTGGAAGACAACAAGACTGAAGAAACAAAGACCCAGGAGACTCTTGAAACAAAAGAGGGGGAGACAGACGATCCTCCTGAGCCAAAAGAGGGGGAGACAGACGATCCTCCTGCGTATGAACCAAATTTTAAATTTAAGTACGCGGTTGATGGATCGAAGCAGCAAGAGGCTGAGATCGACGAGTTTCTTCGTGGCGTGATTAAAGACGAAGAAACTGAGAAAAAGGTTAGGGACCTTTACGAAAAGGCTTATGGGATAGATTTTGTAAAGCAGGACAGGGACTCGCTGAAAGATCAGTACACGAAAGTACAGGAAGAATTTACAAGTCAGACTCAAGCGCTTCAACAAGCTGGCGCTTACGTTAAACATAAGGACTACGATTCATTTTTCAAGGTCATGGGCATAGATAAAAAGGATATTCTTGAATATGCTCTTGGTATTGCTCAATATCAGCAAATGGACCCAGCCCAGCGTCAGGCTTACGACGCGCAGATTAACGAGCGTAGCCGCCTAGCGCAGCTAGAGCTTCAAAACGAGCAACTTACGCAGAACTACCAGCAGTTTGCGGCAAGGCAGCGGGAGATGGAACTTGACAACGCGCTTATGCGACAGGACGTACATGGCGTGGCTAGTTCCTTCGATCAACGGGTGGGAAGGCCCGGAGCTTTTCGCGACGAGGTAATTAAGCGAGGTCAATTATATGCATATCAAGGACATGATGTGCCCGTCGATCAGGTAATCACTGAGCTTGTCGGCATTTACAGTACACCAACGGTCAATGGTGCTACTACTCAACAGCCACAAATGCAGCAAGGTCAGCAGCAGCAACCAAAGCCTGTGATTCCTAACGTGCAGGGGAAGGGTACCTCTCCTGTAAAGAGAGTGCCCAGAAATTTGGATGACATCAGAAAGCTAGCCGCTGAGAAGGCGGCAGCAGCCAACGTGTAAAGGAATAAAGTATGGCGACAACTAGATTATTCCAAGACATGCTGAATGAATACCTGACCAATGAGCTTCTTGCCGAGGAGCTTTTGAAGCGGGATTACATTCTCATGAAAGTGGAAAAAGACAACTCCTGGAAAGGCGGGAAAATTCCTGTACCTTTCAAGGGAGCAAAGGCAAGTAGCGTGAAATTTGGCGCTTTGACAGCGGCCAATGATATTTCATCTACGAAACCCATTCGCGGCAACATCACGGATTACGTTGAGGTTTGGGGAAGTTTAATCTTTAATCACAGGGACTTACAGGAACATGACGGGCGTATCCCAGAGACTACTTTCCTAAGTATTCTCCCCGATGAGGTCGAAGACTTCATGGAGTACGTCAAGATGGTTACTTCTGTGCAAATCGGCTCCGGCCCTCATTTTGCAACAGTCACCGATGATACCAACGCTGCCACAGGCGTTATGGTTGTCGATAAAGTTGATCGTTTCATTATCGACATGCACATCTTGATTGATGATGATGACACAGCGACAGCGCTTGACGTTTACGTCACTGCAATCGATATCAACGCTTCTTCTGTTACACTTTCCGCAACTCGCGGCGGTGGTGCAGTTGATCTTAGCGCTTACACGGTAGCGCAAAACGCGAAGTTCTACTACGATGGCGCGACAGATGGCGCAGGGAACTACACAACGTTCTTGTCAATTCGTAGAGCTCTTCTCAGCGCGGCCAACGGAGGCGACGCTACGCTTCATGGCGTGAGCAAACTTGCTTACCCATACCTACAAGCTGTAAACGTCGATGGTTCTTCGATCACAGCGTCAAACATTCTCACAAAGCTTTTTGATGCGTACACAGAGATTCGCACCAAGGCTCGTGGAAATGCGACAACCATCCTTATGAGTTTCAAGCATCTTGGCTCTTGCATGAAGCTTATCGAAACCCAAAAGGGTCCTTACTCTGTAACAAAGCAGCCTAACGCTTCTCTTTTTGGCTGGACAGAAATCGAGATCACTTCGGTCAAAGGTACGCTTACTCTCGTAGGCATCCAGGAATGGGATGACGACGTTATCGCCTTTATCGACTGGTCTTCAATGAAGTTCATGACGAACGGTTTTTTCAAGAAGAGAATGAGCCCCGATGGAAAAGAGTATTTCGAAGTTCGAAATACAACTGGCTACCAGTACATCGTGGACGTATCTCTCTTTGGCGAGATGATGTTCAAAAAAGTAGGGAACTGTGGAATTATCCATACGATCTCCTATTAAATTAAG